TCTATTACAATCGTATTTATTTGTTCCAGAACAATCGCCTATTCGATAATATGGTATTCCATCACAAGGAATGACTTGAGTCCATTTTTCGCCAGATTCATTTATTGGCCCAGTGCTGCGAAAACCATAATAAGAAGAACTTGGAGTAGACATGCTAGAGTCGTAATTGAGTTGCAAACTGTATCCGTCTAAGCAATCCCAAATGCCGTTTAAATTAAATGTTGCAAATAAAGTTTTTGGAAGGATTATTGTACAGCATGTCAAAGGGCAACAATCCGCATTCCCGCAGCACTTCGTACACGTCAACCGTTTGCACGCTGGCGTCGCTATCTCCCCATCCGTTGTGCCATTGCTGCTCGGATACGAGCACGAGCACCCCGTCGAGCAGGTGCCGTTACCGCCAGAGACTTTGATCCATTTTGCTAAATCCGCGTACCAGCGCCACGTGCATGAGCCGGTGCAGGGTTGCTCGGTTGTGGTTGTTGTCGTGGTCGATGATGTGCTGCTAGTCGTGGTCGATGATGTCGTGGTGCCCGTGCTGGTCGTCGTTGTGGTGGTCGGCGGCGCAGTGCTGGTTGTGCTGGTTGTGGTGGTAGTCGATGTCGATGTCGTGCTGGTCGAGGTAGTTGTAGGCGACGATTGACATGCGACAAATACTGATTGGCCGTAATAGGCACCACTATACGCTGGCTGATTGCCGCAATAACAACCAGAGAGGCAAAAATCCGTTCCGGGATTTTTGAACCAGTAGCCGTCCAGCCAAATATATTCGCAAAAATTTGCGCATGGAGTTGTTGTCGTCGTTGTCGTGCTCGAGGTCGTCGATGACGTGGTCGAGCTGGTGGAGCTCGATGACGAGCTGCTCGAGCTTGTTGTCGTCGGTGGCGATGTGCTACTAGAGCTAGTTGTGGTCGAACTTGTTGTGCTCGATGATGAGCTCGAGGAGCTCGAGGACGAGCTACTACTTGACGAGCTTGAGGTCGTTGGCGGCATCGTGCTCATTATCCACCACCCGTCGAGGTCATGGTCGTCGGCGGTTCTGTTCCACTAAAGCTGGTCGTAGTGGAGCTAGTTGTGGTTGATGAATTATTGACCATAAGTCACCTACGCAGTTGTGCAATTAGTGTATGCTATTTGACCGATCATAAATCCAGGCTCTGTTGGTGCAACACATAGGTTGCATCCACTATGACAATTGTCTCCTGTGTAGCCCCATATTGTCCCATTCCAAACATAACTACATTGGCCACATGGTGATGATGACGTGGTTGTTGATGTTGTGCCGCTCGAGCTGCTCGATGTAGTAGTTGAGCTGGTTGTCGAGCTGGTTGTCGAGCTAGTCGTTGAGCTAGTCGTTGAGCTAGTTGTTGAGCTTGGAGTAGTCGTTGTGCTTGTAGTGGTACAGAAATAAGCACAGGGTACGCACACAGTGGTATATACAGGCGTTATCGTGCCATCGACGCAGGAGATGGATGATACGTAGTCGTAGGTCAGCACCGAGCATGTCGTGGTCGTGCCAGTAGTGCCCGACAGATCGAGCATGTACACCGGATTGCCGTAGGTGTTTATGCCCGCGTACCTGCCGAGATACCGCTGAACGATTGGCACACCACCGTTGATGTCCTTGATTTTGATATCGACATCGTCGGTCCACGTGTCAGTATCGGCGACGTAGGTCATCAATTTGCCAGGATAGTACCCTGATGTTGGCGTCGTCGATGTGACACGCACCACATGCACGATCGGGTAGCTCGGCCCAGATCGTGGCATGACGTTGCGGTCACGATTGGCCAGATTGCCCGCCTCATACTCACGCAGGAGCGTGGCGAGGCGCGCTATTGATTGATCGTCTAGGAGATAGCCAGCCATCGTCTACGGGCCTCCTAGAGTGATGGAAATGTAGTACGCGGGTAAATGTCGAACGTCAACGGGATAGGACTACTCGCAGGTGCCAGCGGTAAGCCTGCGCCGTCAAGATTGACTGGTACTGTCACGTTGACGCCGTTGTAGTCAATAGGCTTACGCTCGCCTGAGACGAGCTTGAACATGCCCATATCGTTGACGACATGCGTCCAGCCATTAGGACGATATTCAAAGACTAGCGACCAGCGCCAATAGCTGACGTTGTTTTCGTACACCAGATTGGCGCTAACACTATTGAGCTTGGCCAGCGCTGTGCCGATAACATACGGGCCGACCGTGTATGAGCTTGCATTCACGGTGCCGATTGATCCGATCCACGCTGCCGATGGAGAGTTTACGGAGTTGAGCCCTACGGTTATCGATGCGCCGCCCTTGACGATCTCAGGCACGGGCAGAAATGGATCTTTGGCAGAGTTGCGAATCAGCGTGCCAGAGCGATCGAACATCACGCCAAGCGGGTATGAGGTCGTCGAGACACTGTAATCTCTCGGCCTCGAGAGCGGATTTTCCACACGATCCGCGGGCGCTTGGCCAGTCTGCTGAGTCTCGACGGCAGGGTCGCCCGATGGGGCAGATGCTGCCGATGGTGCATCGATGTTGTATCCGTAATTGACCGATATGCGCCAGAGCGTAGGATCGCCCTGATCCTGAGACGGGCTGATGCTGAGGCAGTACGCGTCAGAGTCCTCATTGTGCGCACTAAATATGACCGGCAACGATGGATGCGATGCGGCATACGCTGGCCCGTACGATGCGTCGCTGGTGCGCACCAGAAATACCCGGGTATACGTGCGATTGAATTTCTGATCGACGCTAGCCGTGCGCCCTTCGGCGACCTCGGTAAACAGTGTATACGCCATGTCGCCTCCTTTATTTTGGGATCACCAGAGTGCCGGGCTTAATGATGTTGGCCTTCTCAGCGGCTGCCACTAGGCGCTTCATTTGCTCAGCTTGGATCGCATCCTGCCTCGCAGCCTCAGCAGCAGCAGCGACCAGTTGTTTCTGTGGGTCGGCCTGAGCATTCATGCCCTCGACTCTCGCCCTGATCTGAGCCTCGGCAGCACCGGCAGAGCCAGCCACAAACGCCTGCGCAGTGCCTGCCTGGGGCGTGGCAAATTGTTTGATCATGTCTTGGAGTTGCTTGCCGACTACCCTAGTTTGTGCTGCTCGCAGTTTGTCCGCAGACTCTTTGCTCCCCTTTGCGGCCTGCGCCATCATCGACTCGAGATTGCCGGTCATCTCGGCGAATTTCTCGGTGATGGTCATATTGTTATTTAGTATAGTCGCGGTCAATTTGGCGTTGTCTTTGGTGGCAAGCTCTAAATTTAAGGCTGCGACTTTTGCGGCCTCAGCCTCTTTTTTCTTAGCATCTTCTACGGCCTTAGCTGCTACTACCACATCATTATTGACGGCAGCCTCGACCTTGGCAGCCTCGATTTTCGCTTCCTCGACAACTGTGGCTTGGCCCCATGCGGCTTGAGCTGCTGCGAGGATTGCGGCATTTTCTCGAGCCAGTCTTGCTACCTCAGCAGGATCTGGCCCAAGGTCGAGATCACTGGGTAAGCCCCGAACTCCTGAAATAGCATTCAGCCCAGCTCTGAATGGAGCTGCTGCTACCGATGCTGCCACGTTGCCTGGGGTAAGATCTTTATAATCCTGCATCAATTTGCGTATGCCAGCGACTACCTCGTCAAACATCGTCTTAATGCTGACTATCGCGTCGATTAATTTGTTAGCTACATCTTTGGCAATTTGTTTGCTAGACTCAAATATGGCCTTCAATCCTTCGCCCTTGGTGCCCGGATCGATCACGGGCAAGAACGCCGCGGCAATCTCTTGCACGACCTCCTTGACGCCTTCAAACGCACCCTTGAGAGCGGATAAAGCTTTTTCCGGTTGAAGTATGGCAAGCATCTGCTTGCCTATTTCTGTGAGCAGATCATTGAAGCCTGACGACAATTGTCGCAATTGCCCGTCAAATGATGCGCCAAATGCGTCAGCGGCTGCCTTAGCCTCTGGTGAATTGCTCGCTCTGAATACTGCGCGTACTGCCGTGGCACTGCTCACCGAGCCTTGTTGCACGGCAGCCATTGCCTCCTCGACTGAGTAGGCATTGCCCGTGACTGCCTCGAGCTCTTGGGCGAGTGCCTCAAATACTTTAAGGCCGCCTCTTTGCAATGTTTTGAGCGGCCCGTCAGTGGCGATGGCTGCGCCACGGATCTCAGTGATTGCGGCAGCAACTGACTGAGCACCAGCCGCTCCACCACCGAGCAGCTCGATGGCGTTGCCAGCATTGGCCAAGATAGTTGATGCGCCTGCCGTGCTGATGCCAGCAGCCGTGAATTGTTCAAATGCCTTGGCTAGATCCTGCAATGGCACGCCACTGCTGCTGCTTAGGTCGCGTAAATCCTTGATAACTTTATTGCCAGCCTCGATCGATTTGGCTGCGTACTGAGCTCGTATCGTCATGGTCTCAAGAGCGCCACCCATCTTTAGGATGGATACGGCACCTTGGATGGGTAGTCCAACAAAGAATTGGAACACGCCGCGTGCCATGTCAAACAGGCCTTTGACATCGTTCAAAGATTTCAGGCCTAGTGACTCTGCTAAATTTAACTTTTTCTCGCCTAGTTTGTCTTTTTCTTTCTTAAGCGCCTCGAGCTCTTCTTTGGTTTTTTTGGCTTTATCGCCCACGTTTTTCAAGTCTTTGCTGGCATCGGCAGCGCCCTTGGTTAGCTCAGAGCCCTGCCACGCCATCTGTACTGAGAGTTTGGCGATACTAGCCATATGCCTGCTCCCTAGTCATGACCTTGGCCCCAGTCTCTACCAGTGCCGTGAGTGTCGTTCGCTCTGACTCCATCTCCGCGCAGAGATCTCGAGGCAGAAAGTCTGTGATTTTGGCGCCCTTACTCCATGCCGCCATCGGTGCCCAAGCGGATAGCGCATGCTGTAGGTCGCTGCGGTAGTAGCCCCATGGATCGAGCCGTATGAGTGCGACCCACTCAGCCAGCTCTGTGCTACTCATCCGCTCCTCGATCTCGCCGACCGTCATGCCCAGATGACCAGCGAGCCGAAATAGCACCCGCCTGAGCGGGCGCTTGGCTAGTTTTTTTCCACGTCCTCAGGACGCAGGCCTACCAATTTGCAACTGGCATCCCATAGCTTATCGATCGACATGGCGGGCAGCCCGCTCACCACTGCGATGTCATTGTCGGCAAATAGGCGCGCACCCTGCTCGTCGCAGATGGTGAGCACCAGCAGACGGGCGCGGATGTTGGCGTATCGTGCCGCGCCCTCATTTTCAATTTGCCACGCGTCCCATTGGTCGCGCTGGCCTGCCGTGATCTCGCGCAGGCATACATCTCCGCCCCACTCGGGCACGGAGATGGTAATGATGCGGGGCTTTGCGCCTGCGATAATTGCTGCTCTGTCTAGTGCCATCATGTGTTACTCTTGTCGCTCAGTTGCAGTGTTACTGTGTACCTCAGCGCCTCGTCTGTAGCGCCAATATCAGGATACCCGATCTCGCTGATGTATCCATCGTACACTGCGATTGTATCAATGTTTGCGCCACCGAGATCGACGGTCACGCGAGTGTGAACCTTGGCGAGCCGACGAGTATCGAGCAGACTCAGCAGGTTAGTCGCAGTCGCGGTATCGTCGAGGTACAGCGTAAATTGCACTGTGCCTGGGTCGTTTCTGACGGGCACACGTTGCATTTTTGTGTCGCTCAATGCGGTCACATCGGCAAACGTCGTAGATCGTGCATTAGCCGCGATGCTGATCAGCCCGCTCAGAGCTGCAGTTGTGCCTGCTGTGCTGCTGCTCAGCGTCGCGTAGGCTGCGGTCGTTCCCGGTCCTAGTACATTTGGCATGTCGAGACTCCTTTACTGGTATGTGCCGACTACGTCAATTGTAGTCAGTCGTGCTAGCTCGTCGGTCCCATCTCCCCCAAGCTCGGATTGATCCTGCGCTTCCTCGATGCGCCAGTGATGGACTGTCGTGCCGTCTACTGTCTGGCGTCCCGGTGTAGCCTCGATCTGAGCCGCAATCCACACTAGGACGCCCTGCGCGCTAGATCGAGTCTCAGCTACTGCCGTGAGCGTAACACGCTCTGTGATGACTGCTGGTGTGCCGCTGAGCAGCATCTGTCGCTGAGTGCTAATGCCCTGATAGACCACATAGGGCAGCGACGATCCCACTGGCGCATTCTCCGGTGATATGCCACCGGGTATGGTCGTTGAGGAGTTGCTGCGCGCGACGAGGAAGCTGCTCGGGAGTTTGCCGTGGGCACTCATTTACCACCCTGGCCTCGCGTGTCTTGTCC